AATATTCCGGCTACTGCCTTACAAAAGCCGCCTATCTTCCCCGCTATGCTGCCGATCGTGTTCCCGATTGATGTAAATTTTCTTTTAAAGCCCTCAACCGAAAAGCCCGCCTTGTCAAACGCATTTTTAAACCAATTCCCAACGCCCTGCAAAAAGCCCTTGACTTTATCCCAATTCTTTATTATCAGAAACGCCGCTAATGCGATTGCAGCCAGTACGCCGATCACTATTCCGGCAGGGCTTGTAATAACTCCCATAATGCCGCCAAAATTCGCTATTGTCTTTGTGATTGTTCCAAATATCCGCTGCGCCGTTCCTACCGCTGTAACAACTTTTCCAAAAACCATTACCACCGGACCGATCGCCGCCGCAATCGCCGCAAATTTTACAATAGCATTGACCTGCCCTTCGCTCAAATTATTTAGTTTGTCGCCAACTTTACCAATAATTCCTGCAACCTTATCAAATGCCGGTGTTAATGCCGCGCCAAACTGTATTAGTGAATTTTTTATTTTATTGAACGATATGTTCATTCGTTCCGTTGGTGTCAACATTTTTTCGTATGCTGTTTGTGTCATTCCTGCCGCATCGCCCATTTGCCCCAATACTTTAGTAAAGTCTGCTGATCCTTTTCCCGCAAGTACCGTAACACTGTTTAATGCCTCTGTTGATCCAAACAGCTTTGCCATTGTTTCGGCGTTCCCGCCAGTCTTTTCTTTTATTTCATCTAGGAATTTAGCCCAACCTACACTTTGCAGGTGTGCTGATGAAAAATCTAACCCTAGTTGCTGCGCTGTTTTGCTTGCATCTGCTGAAGGTTTTAGAATATTGCTATACGCCGCCTTTAATCCGGTTACTGCCTCGCTTGTTGCAATACCGTTTTTTGTAAGTACCGCAATACTGCCAAATAATTCTTCTGTTGATACATTAAGGCTTGACGCAATCGGGATTACTTTTCCCATGCTGCTTGCCATATCTCCGAAAGATGTTTTACCAAAATTTTGTGCAAGTAGCATCTGATCGCTAATCTCTGCCGCCTTGCTTGCCTCAAAACCATAGGCATTTAATACCGTTGTTAATCCGTCTACCGCTGTTGTGGTATCTGTAAAACCGCCTTTTGCGGCTTTTACTGCTGTGCTTACAAAATCAACACTCGCCGCCGTATCAACTCCCGCCGATATTGCTTGATACTGCGCCTCCGCTATGTCTGTAACCCCTACGCCTACGGCATTTGAAAGATCAATAACCTGCTCTTTCAATGCCGTCATAGGCGTGTTGGTTGTATCTGCAATGGTTCCTACCTTTGCCATAGCATTTTCAAAATCATTGCTCATTTTTATAGCTGCGGTTGCTACCCCTGCGATCGGGAGGGTTATTGATTTAGTTAATGTTGCACCTGCGCTTGATATTGTCTTGCCGGCGTTTTGGATCTGTTTTCCAGTATTCTGTATTTCACGCCCTAACTTTTTCATGCTTTCAATAGCTTGTGCCGAAGGTCTTGTAAAGCCGTCAATAAATTGCAATGCCGTACTGATAACCCTGCCCACATCAACCACCTCCGATCGCTTTTTGTATTTCTTTGTTTTCTTCCGCTTTATCCCTCATTTCCTGCCGCATATACGCCCGCGCTACGCGCTTTTGTCCTTCCGGCAGGCTCATGTATTCAAACGGTTTCCAATTTTTAAAGCGATAGTGAAGATAATCCATATTTACCTCCCTATCGCTTTCAATTAGTTTTTTACTTCTTTATCCGTTGTTTCTTCATCGTTGAAACCGCTTAACTTTGCGATCTCTGTTGAGATTTTATTGATCTCGCCCTTGAAAATCTTCTTTGCCGCGTCTTCCGGTGTCGCAACGCCCAAATGCTTTAATAAAGCCTCGTCTTTCAGATCCGGATCCACGATACCCGCCGCCGCGATTTTGGCGTTGGTTGAAAATGCCCTGCCATAATCAACCTCCCCTTTATCGTCTAACCCGCTTGCAGACAAGCCGCCGAAAAGATCGCCTTCCACCGCCTGTATTGTTACTTTTGCATCGGCTCCCAAAAGTTTTGATAACTGCCTGCTTGGGATCTCTTTCCGCTCGATCTTGTCAAATTCCTTTTTGTCTACCGCTAACAGCTTTTCAACCAAATTCATTTTTTCTATTCTCCTTTACATAAAAATAAGGGCGTACCCCGCGCCCTCTGCCTCATGGTTCCCTTGTTTAGATTGCCTGCAGCACTTCCCAATCATCAAATGTGAAACTATAACTTTCCTCTCCCATTTTCCCCGCCTCCCAATCCGCAAGGATCAGTTTGTCGAAAAGACAGTTATATAACGCCACGCGCTCCGCGCCTAAAGCGTCCGGATCCTTTACGTTAGAAACGATCGTGCAGGTCATCATCTTACCCCGCTTAAAATACTCGCTCATTTTCCGCATAATGGTACTGTTGATCTTATGCAGCTTGATCTCTCCCTTTAATTCTAAGCCGGTCATTTTCTGCCCCTCATTCAATCTCTGTACCATCGCGATCGCGGTTTTCTTCGGCGTAACCTCTGCTTTTAACGCCGTTACCTGCGCCAAATATTCGCCGTCAAGCCACGCTTCACCCCATGTTCCATTTATGACCTGCTCCGGTTTAAATTCTTTCGGCATACTCTTTTACCTCTCTTTCTTAAATGTAAATTGGCATTTTAATATCCTCGATTGCGTCTAAAATCTTTACATTGCCGGTCAGAAACACGCTTGCGCCGGTATCTGCGGTAATGATTTCTTCATCGCTGCACTCGTCAACATCTTTTATAGTTCCATCGTCAAGCGTTGCTTGCAGCCCGCGCCCTTTCAGATAGATCCGAATCGCCTCTGCGTCCAGTCCAACCGAATAGCTGCTTACAATATCATCGCGCTTTAACTGTGCAAAGTAACTACTGATCGCCGTTATCAGCAGACACTTGTTAGAATAGGTATTTGCATACTTGCCTAAATAACTATCCTGCGCCGTCTTGACAATATCATCATTTATCATGTCCATAGCCTCAACGATCTTGATCTTCTTAAAGCTGTTGCCCTTGCCGTCAACCGTTGTAATAAAGCTATTAACGCCTCTTACCACCTTTACCTTCTCGCCGTCATAGAAGATAATAAACTCGCCCTTGTCTACCGGCGTGTCATTGTCCGTTAATCTTGTGCAATCCGATAATTCCGGCAACGGTGCATAAGTGCAGGCGATCGTCATAGGCGTACCCGCGATCAGTCCGGCAATTCTCGCGCAATACTGTTCAGCCGTATAAATCGTATCTACGGTTGTTTTCGCGCCGTCCTTTCCGGTTACGGTTTCCGTCTTGATGCTCTTTTCGGTTGTGAAATTGATGATCCCTTCGTTGTCTGCTGCCACGTTCGGCAAAACCGCCTTGATCTTCTTTTTCTTGGTTCCCCTCATGGTTTTAACCCATGATGCAATGTCCTCCCCTTTGCCGTCCGTTTCTACTGTCGGGATTGCCAAATAGTCAAAACGGATCGTTTCGGCTGCGGTCATTGCCTTTTTATATCCGGTTTCTACTGCTGCCGTTTCTGCATCTTCCGCAATCCCCATACAGTACACAAGCACTTTCTTAGGTGCATTTGTATAGCCGATCATTGCCAGTTTTACCTGCTCCACTGTCGTATCAGACAAGCCCTCCGGTATGTCGCTTTCAGTTACCACCGTTGCCGGATTGATCGCAGGTGCCGGTAACGTGTCTTTTACCCACAACATGACGATCCCCCGCTCGCCTCTCGTAATTGCCGATATTCCTTTTTCAATAAAACTAATGTCAATACTTGGTGCGCCCATTCTTTCAGCCTCCTTTTTAACCTTGCGTAACCTCTACGCCTATTTCCCTTGCTACCGGTGCCGTATCTTCCTTTTGCGTGTTTTCCTTGTAGTCAATTTCAATGCTGATCTGCAAAATGTCCTGATACTCCCCGATGTAATCATGCGAAAACTCGCCCACTGTCAGCTTGCGATCTCCGACACAAAAAAACAGCCCGAAAAGGTCTTTTATTTCGTCCACCTTTTCAAGCTGATCCAATTCGTTTTTTGCCGTCTGAAAATATGTT